ACCCAAACGCAACAGACCGCCCACGAACGGATCCTCCGCGCCGAGATGAAAGCGCTGGCGGTCAAAGCGGGGCTGCGTGATTTGGACGACTTAAAACTGGCGGATCTGTCGCAGGTCACGCTCAAAGACGACGACACGCTGGAAGGCGCATCTGAGCTGCTGGCGGCATTGAAAGAAGCGAAGCCGTATCTGTTCACAGAGCCGCAGAGCAACACCAGCCCGCTAGATCCGCCGCCGGCGTCGAAAGGGATCGCGCCCACCGATATCCGTCAATTGCCATCGGAAGAATACGCGCGCAGCAAGCACGCCTATTTGCGCGCCGCGATGCAAAAAGCCGTTTAATTCATTTCAATCATTGGAAAAAAGCTGATCATGTCCTATATCCACAATCTCCCGGAAGTCTTACATCCTGCGGTGCAGCAAGGCTATTTAGAGCGCGAATTCAAAGAGGGCCTGAGTTCGAATCTGGCGTATCGTCGGGTCGCCGATCTGGAGCCTTTTCCAGGTCATATTGGGGAAACCCGCACGCTGACGCGCCACGGGTTGAAACCGCCGGCGATGGAACAGCTGGATCCAAAGAAAGACACGCAACTCGACAGCGGGATGACGCCGTCCAGCTGGCCGATAGAGCAATACACGGTGGCCTTGCGAAAGCATGGCGACACCACTGATCTAAATGTGGTCACGAGCCAGGTGGCGATTGCCGATTTATTCCTGAAAAACGCCAAGATCAACGGCGTCCAGGCCGCGCAAACCTTAGACCGGCTCGCGCGCAACGCGCTCTACAACGCCTATCTGGGCGGGCATACGTGGATTTTGCGGGATGACCCGAGCNGCGGCCCGATTCAGGTCAACGATATCCGCGGCTTTGAAACGGTGTATGTAAACGGCAAGCCGGAGCCGGTATCCAGCAGCCATCCGGCCCGCATCCGAATCGGGGGGCAGATGTATGAACTCATTGGCGCGGCGCGCCATGCGGAAAACAACTCCATCACGCAAGCCTCAGGTGGGATTAGCGGTGAATTAACGTTAAGAGCAGGGCCGCATAGTCCCGATAAATTCAAGAAGGGCACAGCGGTCATGCATGAAAACGCCCCCTCTCTGATTCGAGCTGGCCGCCACGACACCGCTGAAAAGCTGAGCGCACCGGATACGCTGACCATGCGGCTGATTCTCAAAGCGATGACGGCGCTGAAGCACAATACCGGACTTCAACCACCGTTCAAGCTTTTCCTGGATTCGGAGTCGATGTTTCAGTTGTACGACGACCCGCAGTTTCAGATGCTCTATCGAGGTCAGTATGGCTCGGATGCAATGCAGCGGGGCCGCATTGTCCATCTGTTGGGGATTGACTTTATTGACACCACCGAATCGGTGTTGCAACCGATGGCCAAAGACAAAGGCCCTGAAATTATCGTACGCCGTCCGATTCTGGTCGCGCAAGGCGCGCTGATCGAGGCGGATTTCCCGTGGAAACAGACGGCGTATCAACAGATGAACAGCGTGTTGAATGTGGTCGATGGCGTCGCGCACATTACCCGAGCGGCGATTAACCGCACGGGGGACGTGATCTCGCAGACATGGACGTGGATCGGCGGATTTGCCGCGCCCTCGGATAGCACTGCCGACCAGCGCATTATTCCGACGGCGAACAATGCGTATTACAAGCGCGCCGTCGTGATCGAGCACGCGAGTTAATCCGGAATCGCTGTGTTCACCGACGCCGAGAAAACCCAGATTCGGCGCTTCTGCGGCTATCCGGTGTTTGGTGATTCTCCGACGGCGGGATTCGGCACGCGTTTCCATCCGCATTACGAAGCGTTGGAATGGAAGCTGAACCATCTTTCCGGCGATGAAGAGCGGTTGGCGCGTGAGATCTATCTGCCGCGTCTGGCGCAATTGGAAACCGATCTGTTTGACCGGACGCGGGAGAATCTGGATACGGATGCGGCGGCCGTCTGGACGCACAACCAGGCGGAACATCGAGATCGAGCCGCATTATTCGACGACCTCAGACGCCGCTTCTGCGGTTATTTGGGTGTTCCGCCTGGGCCGGACTTAGGACACGGCGGGATTCGGGTGATTGTGTAATGGATGCTGCTGCACTGCAACAGAAGATTTATTCCGGCTATGCCAAAGCGGCTCAACGCCTGGGATTAAGCTATGACGTGTACCGACCCTGTGAAGCGGATCATCCGTTGACTCATCAAGTTGCGACGGTCAAGGTCAGCTTCAACGCAAGAGATTTGACGTATTCAAAAGCGCAAAAGCCGAAGCAACCTTACTGGTATGCACTGCTGGACGGAACGCTTACGCAGGCGGGCGATTATCTGATTGCGGACAAGACGTTTTTTATTGTCGAACAAGCGCTGCATCTGCCGATTCTGGCCGTCGAATGCAACCGGACGGTCAAAGGCTATCGTCTCGCACAACAGCGCGGCGTTGGCAAACAACCCTATTCAGGACGGGATGAGCGCCGTGAAGAAACCTTTCTCGGCAATGCTGCGCCTTGGCCCGCTTCTGTTTTGCTCGGCGGCCGGATCGATAGGGGAATGGATTTACCGGAGAGTGCAAAACAAGCGGGTTGGACGATTCTTCTTCCCACCTCAGCGCCTGTCATCATCGATCATGGTCATGTGCTCAGCGACGATCTAGGGCGGCGTTACGCGGTGCAGGCGGCGGAATTATCCAGTTTCGGCTGGCGGATTCAGGCCACACAATTACATGCTTGAGTGCACAACATGGCCGATTTAAGCGAGGTGTCCGATGCGTTGGTTGATGCAATCGTGCAAGCGGCCTATCCAGACGGTACCGACAAACCCTCTGTTGCAGACTGCGGGATCGACGTGTATGTCGGCTGGCCAGAACCCGAAACGCTTGAAGCGAAACTGGACGCAGGTCACGTACAAATTTCAGTGTTTCCAAGACCGGATGAGCGGGTGAGGCTTCATGTGTCTTCCGATTGGCAGACGCTTTCGATTCACCCGCCGACGCTCACCGCAACGGTCGAAGGTCAGACGGTTATCTTGGGTGGAACGGTGTGCGCGCCACAAACGGTTGCGCTGATTGTAGACGGCATGGATTTTGTTTATGCGGTGCAGAGCACCGATACCGTGCCGGAGATTGCTGCAGCGCTGACAAAACTTATCCAGACGAAGCGTGCAGCCTCTTCCGCGGGCGCAGTCATTTCGATCCCCGATGCGCACCGGCTCATCGCACGGATCGGCACGACCGGCACATTGATACGGGAACTGCGCCGACAGAGAACGACGCTCCAAATCACCGTGTGGGCGAGCCATCACGATCAACGGGATCGGGTGGCCGCAGCGGTCGATACGGCGCTTGCGGCACTGTGCCGGCTGAAGCTGCCCGGCGGCGCCACCGGAACCCTGCGCTACTGCGGCAGCATCCAACATGACGAATGGCAAAAGCAGCGCATTTACCGGCGCGATCTGTTTTATGAAGTGGACTATGCAACGACTCAGATTCAAGAAACGGCAACGATTACCGTACCGCAACTCAGGGTGAGCGGCGGCCCTGCGCTGGACAAACAGGGACCGGTGACGATCATCAACGACTAACTTTTTAACCACTCGCTTTTTATTTCACAGCCGCCTTGCTGAACTGCAGGCGGCTTTTTTTATTTGAGGAGGCCTCGATGCCGATTAGTCAACAAGGCGCGATCAATACGACGGCGCTGATTGTGCCGAACGTATATGTCCAGATCGTCTCACCGCGCGTGATGCTGCTCAACGGCGTTCCGACGAATATTCTCGGCATCGTCGGCGCCGCGCAGTGGGGGCCGGTGAATGCGCCGGTGACGGTCGGCAGCATGGCCGATTACGCGCGGCGCTTCGGTGCGATTTGTCCGCGCCGGTACGATCTGGGAACAGCGGTTGCCGCAGCCGTGCTGCAAGGCGCGAACAACTTCCGCTGCGTGCGGGTGACGGATGGTACCGACACAGCGGCGCGCGCGGTGATTCCCGCGACCGAGACTGAGCCGCCTGAGAAGCAGCCCGATGAACCGCCTTCGAAGAAAAAGCCGAAGCGTCCTCAAACGCCTGTAGACGAGTCCCCGATTGGGATTCATCCGCCCGGCGACGGGCCGACAGACGGCAATCCTGGCTACCCGCCGCGTGTTTTGGACGATTCCACCGTTTGCCTCAAACTGGAGAGCCGATACACCGGCACGCTTGGCAACCTCACGCAATTCACCTTAGCCCCAGGCTCCAAAAAAGGGACCTGGCGCGCCACCGTCTCGATGCCAGGCCTGATGCCGGAAGTCTTTGACAATCTAGCCGAAGGGATAACCGGCAACACCCGATGGATCAAAATCGCGCAGGCGGTCAATCAAGGGATTTCCGGCGTGCGCGGCGCGTCTGAACTGATCAAAGCAAGCGCTGGCGCAGGCACAGACGCCCCGAAGGACACCACGCTTACTTTCACCGGCGGCTCAGACGGTGCAGACACCATCGACGGCGCAGTACTGCTCGGTCAAGATGGCCTTTCGCGCACCGGCCTCTATGCGCTACGCGACACCGGCAGCCGCATCGCAATGCTGACCGATTGCGCGGATCCCGCCACCTGGAGCGCGCAGGTCGCGTTTGGCTTGTCCGAAGGCGTATACATGATTGCCACCGGCCCTAGTGGCGAATCCATTGATGAGGCGATCCAGACTAAAGAGAATGCCGGCATCGATAGTTATGCAATGAAACTGTTGTTCGGTGATTGGGTCTATTTCAACGATACAGCGAACGGCACCGTGCGGTTGATTTCGCCGCAAGGCTTCGTCGCCGGACGATTGTCCAGCCTATCGCCTGAACAGTCCAGTCTGAACAAACCTCTCTACGGCATTATCGGTACGCAACAGTCGATGCGGCATTTAACGTATTCCCAGGCCGAGTTGCAGCAACTGGCGCAAGCGGGCATCGATCTGATCACGAATCCGATTCCAGCGGGTCATTCCTTCGGCGTGCGCATCGGCCATAACACCGCTAGCTGCGCGGTGACCAACGGCGACAACTACACGCGGATGACGCATTACATCGCCTCCACGCTAAGCACAGGCATGGGACAGTACGTCGGCCGTCTGCAATCGCCGACCGAGCGCCGCAGCGCGCAAGCGACAATCAGCGCCTTCCTTGCCAATATGGAACAGCAAGGGATGATCGGCGCGGTCAACGGCGGGCCCGCATTTACCGTGCAGATCGACGACCAAAACAACCCAGATGAGCGCGTGGCGCTTGGGCTTATGCAGGCGGATGTGAAAGTCGTCTATCTGTCGGTGATTGAGAAATTCCTGATCAACGTCGAAGGCGGGCCGTCGGTCAAGATTGAGCGGCGCAGCACGCAACCCCAATAATCCTTTAGGAGTTCCTTATGCCGATCAATGGCCTCTCGGTCGGGCGCGATATCTCGCTCGACATTATTACCCCGCAAGGACCGCTGCGCCTGAACAAAATCACCAAGTTCACCAGCAAACCTGAAATGGTCGACGAAAAAATCAAGCCAATTAATGCGGCGCCGATTCATCTGCGCTTTCCGGACGGCTGGTCGGGTTCGCTCGAGATTGAGCGCGACAGCGATACGCTGGATCGGTACTTCGCGCAGATCGAAGACAACTATTTTGTTGGACTGAGCGAGACAGCCTGCACCATCACCGAGACGATCATTGAACCCAGAGACGCGATTTCGCAATACCGCTACGAGGGCGTGCTGCTCAAGCTCGAAGACGCCGGCGAATGGGAAGACGCCAAATCGGTCAAGCAGAAAGTGTCTTTTGTTGCGTCCAGACGCAAAAAAGTATTTTGAACCCTCGTTTTATAAGGAATCCCGATGTCCGAACCGATGAAAGTCACGCTCAACCCGTCCGAGGAAATCATCCAGGCGGCCCACGCCGAAATCACCGTCACCGATACGCGGGGGCGAGTGATCCGACTTAAAAAGCCTGGGGTGCTTGCGCAATACCGCTTAATCGAACTGTTGGGCGAGTCGGCGAAAAATGAAGTCTATATGGGGATGGTGCTGCCGCTGATTTTTGTCACAGCCATTGAAGACGCGCCGGTCTATATGCCAACCAGCAAGGCGCAGGTCGAAGCGCTGATCCAGCAACTCGACGAAGACGGCATCGCTGCGGTCATGCAAGGCGTGCAAGACCATTTCGGCAAAACCGATCCGGAAGGAGACAAAGCCGCGCTAAAAAAGTAGTCCAGGCCGCGCCGGTGAAGGAATGTCTATGGCTGATCAAGAACGGCGTGCCGTTCGATGTCGCCTTTTCGCTGGATGACATTCACCGCGCCGCGTGGTCGATCATCTTCTCCGAGATGAACGGCGCGAAATTCAATTGGAACACGATGGACTTTGAGGAGCCAAAAGGGTGAAAGCATTCGGCGGTTTAGGCGCATTTGCACTGCATCTGGTCAAGATTGAAGCGGAGGTTGCGCGAGCGGCGCATCAGGGCTTGGAAAAAGTCGCCGTCGAAGTGGAAAAAACGGCCAAAGATCAATTTGGACAGTATCAGCCGGCGACCGGCGGCTTCAACGCCTGGCAACCACTGGCTGAAACGACGAAAGAAGATCGGGTACGTCAAGGGTATCCACCGGATGAACCGTTGTTGCGTTCA